GAAACACTTCTAACAGAGTTAAAAGTATTAGTACAAAGCAAGCGGGACCTTCTGAACACGGAAGAGTGCAGTCGAAGAAACATGTCGATTGTAGTCGGAAGGGTGGTAATCTTATTAGCCACCGGAAGGAAGAGATAGGTCTTAAAAAGCCAGGTTCGCCGATAAATGTGGAATCAAAATGTTACAAGAATAACAAATCGACAACAACAAAACCAACTGAACAGTGCTTTTTAAGAAACTTAACCGTCTCCATTCCACAATCAATAGATCTAATCAAAATATTAGGACCGGTCTATCTTAACAGATATTACCAAGACCAAGAATCACACAATAAGCGTGATTTCAAGCAAATAATTGGGATGACATCAACGTTAGTTGAAGTTTTCCACTTATATGGGCTTAGAAGATTAGATTTCGAGCTTTTGGCTGGCTCTGGATTAATTGATCACCTTAATAAAAGGGTCAAATCCAAGAATGATAAAAGTAACACTAAGACTAAGGTCGAAGTTTCACCATTACCAAAGACGTCCTCCAACGGGGATAAGTCTTTCCAGACAAGCTCAGACGAGTATGAATATTATAAATCAATCACCTCACCCCAAGAAAGGAGGAAGCGCATACTCGATGAGATTTCCAATCTCAAAACCAAAAACGAAAGCGATGTTTTAAAAGCTTACGGTTTTGACTTTTCAGGAAATCAAGAACAAAAGGACCTTACTGAACTGGACGTAACACCAGTTAGGGGCAGTAAGGTCAAAGAGAATAAAGAAAAAGAAAAAGAACAAAAAGAAAAAACAGAAGAAGAACATAAAGAGTTTTTATATTATCAAAAACTACGAAAGTCTATAATGAATTTCCTTGATTCCATTTTCCATATCCTCAGGGATAAACCAAAAGGTTCATGGGTCAAGATCTTCAAGTACATTATCTGCAACTACTTTTCAACTCATTTTCCAACGACCAGAATTCAAGAAACAGTTCCACTACCAAAATGTGTCGATTCATCAGATGAACTTCAAGATAAATTTAAATTTATCTTCGGAGGAATTTTTTACAAATTCCAGAAGCGCATCAAAATGAATGTCAACATTTATAGTAGTTTCTGTGTTTCCATCCTTCAATCGAAGAAAGGAGCACCCAGGGTCGGGGATGAGTTGTTAAGAGACGCTGAGAAGAATCTCTACGACCACTTCACCACTCCTGAAACATATTCAGTAAACGATCAACAAAAGATCTTACTAAAGGATATTTCAGAAGAAGAGTTCCTAACACGACCTCATACTAGAAAACTTCATAATGCATTAAAGCAAAGAAAAAGTTTAACTACTAGAGAGGAAATGTTAGGACAAGTGAGAAGGACGGTCAGAGAAGTCTTCAGAGGCAGAACTTTCACAAAAGCAGAAAGAGAAGATCTTATGATTCCTAGTTGTTCCGCGGATTACAACAATACCTGTTCAAAGCAAGGAATGTTCGGAGAACTCAAGAACGAGTTACCAACATTCAAGTTAGAACTAGAAGGTAAAGTCGATGTAATCAACTTTGTGGACACGGAAGGAATAGGACACGGTGCTTTCCAGAGTACGATTCAAACTCAACCATTGGATTTATTAAAAACAGCAATTTATGATCACTGCTATAAAAAAGCAATAGAAGAGGTACCATACGCAGTAGCACAAGGACTACCCGAAGCTCTTAAAGTCAGAACCATCACCAAAGGACCACCTTACATATACTATATTCTTAAACCACTCCAAAAATGGATGTTTAAAATTATGAAACAATTTGATTGTTTCTGTATAGGTAAAGATGTGAATGAGGAGGTTCTAACCGAAAGATTTCGAATCTTGGAACATTTTCCGGGGTTGGGTTTTCTTTCAGGGGATTATGACTCGGCGACAGACTTCTTTTCTAGATATATTGCAGATGTTGCAATTGACGAGCTTTTCGATGTTTTAAACGAGAGTGGATCTGAAATCTCAGAAGATTACAAAACACTCATGAAAAAAGCTCTCATAGATCATATCTTTGTGGACAAAGAAGTGGTGAATTTAGGCTACAAAAGTAGCGCTACAGTGATTAACGGAACAGCTGCCCAAGAAACAGGACAACCGATGGGGTCTATTATAAGTTTTATATTCTTATGTTTAGCCAACGCAGCCATTTGTAGAAGGGCTCTCGAAAAATCTTGGGAACCCAAAGGAGGGTTCTCTTTAAGAGAGGCACCTATGATCATAAATGGTGATGATTGCGTTCTATATGGACCAAACAATCTCGGGTTTCATTGGAAACAGGCACTACAGACACTTAATTTAAAGAAGTCTCTTGGTAAGTGTTATCACTGTTCGGATATGTTAACATTAAATTCACGTTTTTTCAGACTGACGGCTCACGCAATAGGGAGTGACGAACTAATCAATTTTAGGACTAATCAAGATAGATATTACAATCATACCAATCAAAGTCAAGGTAGTTCAGAATCATTAAAATATTTCAATGATGAAGTTTCATACAATGATTTCGATACGTATTCCTATCTTAAAGACAGAAAACATCCATTATTAGAAAAAAGATCCAGAAAGGGACTAGCAATAAAAATTTATAAAAAACTTCTAAGACTAGAACCAGCGCCCAAACAAAAACTGTTTGAACAGATCTCTTTTATAAACCTTGGTAATCTATATGGTTATGACAGAAGTGGTTCTCCTTCGGAGAAATCCTTCGTACAATTGGCCTCATGTTACGAGGCGGCAATCGCTGAATTGCCAATACATATAGTTGGAGCTTTCACTGATAGATTTATTTACTATCACAGGAAAGTCCTACCAGACGGTTTAGAATGGAACGTACCTACTTGGTGTCATGGCATGGGATTTCATAATCTCAATAAAGAAAAAGCAACATTTATAAAAATGTTACTTAATTCTAATGATCCAGGCACTGCACCGGTAACTAAGGAAATAATTCTCCACGATACTTTGACAAAAATACTTCAAAGCAAGTTCATATTTAGCAAGATAGAAATCTTACCAGATGATGATACTATCGCAAGCGATTTCGAGAGTTTTTACATTTATGCATACTTAACGGCATCTAAAAAAGACCTGATCAGACGAATAAACGTCACGGAGATCAGGAAAAAGATGTTCAAATACACGAAGAATGTAAAAAAGCTCCATGAAATGGCACTTACAATTCATAGTCAATATGAAAGTTACGTGCGTAAGGGTGATACAGACAAAAAACACAAATTCGATAAAATTCGTATCCTTACAGATGATGAACTCTTAAGAAGAAAACAATTTATTACAAAGTATCTTATAGTCAAAGAGCTTCCAAAACAGTCAAATAAACCATAAAAAATTCTTTTACTTTATTCTTATTTATACTTATTAAAAATCAGATCATAGATCTTATTCTAACAAAAACAAAAATCATAAAAAAACCTTTTATAGCATATATCAGTTTAGAAATGAGACTATGTGAAAACATATAAAAAATTAAAAACAAACAATAGACGGTTAAATCTATTTTTCCTTCACACGGGAGTCAGTCAATTATCTCTTAAACAGTACAAAAGGTCGTACTGGAGATGATTGGCCCTCTACGTTGTTTTGTTGAACTAACAAAGCAGAAG